AACTGCCCGCGACTACGAAGCGGCACTCAAGGAGCGCAGCTAGATGTATGTCCTGCTGATCCTGCTGGCAGGCAATGTGGCCGGGGTGCTGCCGCAAGTAACGTGGCACCTCGACCTTCAGTCCTGTCAGGTTCACTCCATGTTGGAGCATCGCCGTATCTTGGCACGCGGTGCCCGCGTCGAGCATATGTCTTGTTCGCGTGCAGACTTGCCTCGCCTTCCTGCACTCGGTGCTGAATTTGTTGGTTGCACCGGGCGCGGTGAAGCGTTACAATGTCCCGTCTTTCCTCGCTAGGAACTGTCATGGACAAGCATTGCTTTTGTGATCCGCACGGCGACAACGCCACCTGCGACCGGCCTTGTGCCCGCACCGCAGAAGAACGCCGGTTAGAAGCCAAGGCCATCGTGGCGGCAGCGCGCCGTGCCCGCCTCGAAAAGGAGGCCGAGCGTGACTGACATCGTGGAACGGCTGCGCGAAGGCGTCTTTGGTGGTGACGAGACCAAGACCGACGTCGTTATTCATTCGCATATGCAGGCGGGTGCCGACGAGATTGAGTGGCTGCGTGGTGAGAGGCAGCGTCTTGCCGACGATCTTGGCAAGGCACACCGCGACATCCTGCCGTGGATTGATCAGGTGGGTTACCTGAACGGTGAGTGGAACCTGCTTGTGGCTGCCTTGAAGCAGGCGGCTGATGGGCTGCGCGAGGTCGGTGCGGTCCATGCAGCAGATGGTATTGACGCAATGTTGAAGGAGCGCGAACCGTGGAGCAAGGCCGTCTTCTTACCGGCTACGAAGCTGACCTGAGTGTTAGGCAGCGGAGGTACACCATGAGCGACTACGATCCGGTGAACAAGCCGGTCCACTACAACTCGCATCCGTCGGGTATCGAGTGCATCCAGATCACCGAACATATGTCGTTTTGTCTGGGCAACGCCATCAAGTATGTGTGGCGCGCAGATCTCAAGGGTGGCATCGAGGATTTGAAGAAGGCGCGCTGGTACATCGACCGCGAAATCCAGCGCCGCAAGGAGATCAGCAATGTCTAACAACACTGCGACCGTCGCTTCCGTTGACGAAGACTTCATCAAGATCGAACTCGGCAGCGAACTTGCCGACATGATCTTCCATCAGTTGCTTCGTTATCAGGCACAGATTATCTTCAAGTGTATGCAACAGTCGGTGACTGGCATCTACGAGGACTACGAGCAGACGTATTTGTGGGAGGATTTGCAGCACGCCATGAAGCGCATCGAGGCGATCAACGTGCTGCTCGAATATTATGGTCACCGGCTTATTGATCTCCCCTTCGAAATGGAGAGGACGTCGAAACATGTGTAGGACGTACCGGGCGCCGTCGAGCATTAGCTTCACGGTCATTCACCGCGACCTTGGCAAGGGCTTCACGCACTTCGATTCGATGGACTGTGGGTGCAAGCCGCACATCATTCCCAGCACTGACTACCGGCCGACCCACATCATCGTGGCCGAGCTTGAGGCGAACGAGAAGCGGGGCGACGCATGAAGGTTGCCCTCGTAGTTGACTGGCCGTCCATCGACGCGGCGTCGGGCCAGCCCTTCTCCGAGTGGGAGTGGCAGGTCATCAAGGAGTTGATGGAGGCGGCCGGCTTCAAGCCTACCGTCATTCATACTGCCTTCCGCGCTTACGTTGCCAAGTGGCACACCCTCTTTGCTGGCGACAAGACGGGCGGCCAGTTGGCGTCCACGGCGAAGGAAGATCAGGCCAAGCTGGTCGAGAAGCTCAAGGGCTTCGACATCGCGTTGACGATGGGGCAGCACGCCATGTTCTGCCTGACCGGCGAGACCAAGATCGACACCTTCCGGGGCACCCACATCGACAGTCCCTTCGTCGAGGGGTTGCAGGTGGTGCCGACCTACGCGCCCAACATCTTCGCCCGCATGGCGTGGAACGAGCGACCCGTTGTGGTGTCGGCGATGCGCAAGGCGCGCAAGCGTTTCGAGGACAGGCCGCGCACGGTCTACATTCCCGAGACGGTCGCCGACCTCTACGAGTTTTCGACTAGGCACATTGGTAACGAGATCGTGTTCGACGTCGAAACCAACAAGTCGTGCCGCATCACCGAGTTCTCGGCGGCAACCTCGTCAGGCTGCTGCCTGTACGTCCACCTTGAAGATCGCAACTACAGGTCGGTGTGGTCGGAGGCTGACGAGTTGGACATCTGGTTGTGGCTGCGGTTCTTGGCCAGCCGCCATGACTTGGCGTGGGGTTTTCATAACGCCACCTATGACTTGACTTACCTCGATGCCTACGGTATACGACCGCGTGGCCCGATCTTCGACACGATGCTTCGTCACCACGCATGGCAGCCGGAATGGGAAAAGAGCTTGGGCTTCCTCGCCTCCCTCCACATTCCGACCCGCGCGTGGAAGCATCTGCGGACCAAGGCCAAGAAGGACTTCAACAAGGGCGGCTCAGTAGACTGACGCCCCAACGCAGGAGAGAGTAATGGCTGAAGTTGCGGTTTCATTCCGCGCTACCTTTGAGGCTGATGGCCTTGCGGCTAGCGCCCGCTACAAGATGCAGCAGGTTCTGATGGAATGGCTGCGCGACGCTACCCGCAATAGCAACACCAACAAGCTGCACCGCGAGCTTGAAGCGGCGGCCGGCTTTAGCGTGCCCGAGTTCTATCTGTTCGTCATCGACGATCTGAATACGGCTAGGGACGACCATCGCTACGAGCAGGCGCTGGAAGCGATGAAGAGCTAACATGAACGACGACGATGCTGCGATCCGCCGGCTTTGGGCCAGCGTAATTATTCAGGCCCTGATCGACGCCACGTCCCAGCCGAAGACCCCGCAAGGGATTGTGCATAAGAAGCAGGCACAGGCGTGGATCACGGCGGAGTTTGGCACGACTGCCCAGAACTTCGAGGGCATCTGCCTTGCTGCCAGCATCGAGCCTGTCAGGGTGCGGACCTTCATCAAGAACTATGATGGGCCGCCCTTGACGCTTCACATCATGTCCCGTATGCGGGATTCGTTTCTCAAGGGGGACAGTAGTGAAGACTCTCCAGTTGCAGAACCTGACGATCACGCCTGAGAATCAGGAGATCGTATACAACGCGCTCGACACCATGCAGACGATGGCCCTCAAGGAAATCTTTGACGGGGGCCTGCTGCCTGCATGGGCGTCGACGACCTACCGCTACAGCGAACTGATGCTGGGTCCCATCATGACCATGATGCGGCGCGGCGTGCAGATCGACACCGAGCGGCGCGACATGCTGGTGCGTGGCCTGCGCGAACGGGCCGACAAGGTGCAGGCGCGGTTCGACTTCCTGTGCGAGAGCCTGTTCGGCACGACTGTCAACCACAACTCGACGCCCCAGCTTCAGACTTTGTTCTATGAGTTTCTGGCGATCCCCGAGCAGACCAAGTCCAAGAAGGGCGAGGTCAAGGTCGGGGCCGACCGGGAAATCCTTGAACGCATTGCCCGTGACTATCCGCGTGGCGCCCTCTTTGCCAATCACATCCTGCGCATTCGGGACCTCGAAAAGCAGATCGAGTTCCTGTCGAAGAAGCTGTCGCCCAGCAACCGCTTCCACGCTGCGTTCAATGTGGCTGGCACCGAGACGTTCCGCCTCTCGTCAAGCGAGCATCCGTTCCGCATTGGCTCGAACTTGCAGAACATCCCGAAGGAGGCGCGCACCTGCTTCGTCGCCGACCCCGGCTACATGCTGTTCTACTCGGACCAGCAGGGCGCCGAGGCCCGCATCGTCGCCTACCTATCGGGTGACGAGAACTACATCGCGGCTGTCGAGGGCGGCGACTCGCACACTATGGTGGCCAGCATGGTGTTCGGCTTCCCGCCTGACCGTGAACTCGCAGAGCGCGAATACTACCGGGGCTACTCCTACCGGGACATCACCAAGCGGGGCGCCCACGGCTCCAACTACTATGGCAAGCCGTTCACTTTGGCGCAGCAGATGAAGGTCGAGACGGCCGTGGCCGAAGCCTTTCAGATGCAATACTTCCTGCGCTTCCCCGGTATCTCTAACTGGCATGCGTGGGTGGCCAACCAGTTGCAGAAGAAGGGCTATCTGGTCAGCCCGTTCGGCATCCGGCGCACCTTCTGGAACCGGCGCTGGGACGATGCCACCCTGCGTGAAGCGATTGCCTTCGTGCCCCAGCACTGCGTTGGCGTGCTGATGAACGTGGGCATCTATAAGATTTGGGAGCGGTTCGAGGGCAAGCCCGGGGCCGACGTCCAAATCCTGCTGAACCTTCATGACGCGGTTCTCGGTCAGGTCCGCATCGACAAGGCCGCCGAGTTGTTGCCGCAGGTTCTGGAGTGCTTGCACTTTCCTTTCCCCGTGACTGACATTAATGGGATTACCCGTGAAATAGTTATTCCCTTTGATGTCGAGGTCGGTTATAACTGGGGCAAGGCCAGTGACAAGAACCCGTCTGGCCTCAAGAAGTGGAGGCCCGATGTCAAGGCATGACTATCTGAGTGACCGCGCTGCCAACTACAAGCTGATGTCTGACATCAAAAGCTGGTGGCGCAAGCGCGGTTACGTCGTGCGGGTCTGGCTCGAAAAGGCCGTTGACCCTATGAGCGGTTCGCAGATTCATGTGATCCGCACCAACATCGTGCAGTCTGTCACCACCGCAAGGAGCAACTACTATGTCGAATGACAACGTGATCGCTTTCCCGGGTTCCGCTGCCACCACCAAGCAGGACGACGATCTTGAGGGGATGATCAAGGTCGATCTGGGTATCAACCCTGACAACGAAATGGAAGAGGTCATCCTCCAGCTTATTGCTCTGCTGGGTGAGCGGAAGGCTTCCATCCGCAGCTTCATCTGCGCCATCGCCGTCGACGAGGGCGATGAAATGGGCACGGCCTGCCATACCCTGACGTCGCCGATTGAGCCTAGCGAATATGCGCTGCTGCTCAAGATGCTCGAAGGTTCCTTCCAGCGCCGCCTCAACGGCATGCACGCTGAGTGAAACTGCGCCCGCCCCTCGTCGCCAAGTACGCTGACTATGTGCCGGTCTTCCCGGTGCAACAGCGGACGGCTGCGCAGCGGGCGGGCATTTCCTTTGAGAAGGCTGTGCAGAAGCGCCTCCAACTTCTGCATAGGCGGGTCGAGGTAGGGCCGTGGCTCTACTACAGATCGGCCCGCAAAGGTGGCGTCTGTCAGCCCGACGCCCTGTTATGGCTTGCAGACGACCACATCTGCATCGTCGAAATCAAGTTGTCGTGGATGCGTCCAGTCCGCAAGAAACTCCTAGAGTTCTATGGACCTATCGTCCAAGCTATCTACCCAGAGGCCAGGCTTTCCTTCCTACAAATCTACAAGAACGCCAAACCTCAGTCGCACAAGAAGCCAATCAGCATCTATGCGCTGGACGATCTACCCATCAACAAGTACAAGGAATGCCAATGGCTGGGCCTGTAGCAATCAAGTTCAAGCGCCTTACCTCGACGGCCATCCTGCCGACCCGGGCCACCGACGGCGCCGCCTGCTTCGACCTGTATGCCGACGAGCTTCATGTGCTCGACGACATGAGGACGCGGCGCACCGTGCGTACCGGCATCGCCGTAGAGTTGCCACCCGGCCACGTCGGCCTCGTCTGCTCGCGCTCTGGTCTGTCGGCGAAGGAAGGAATTTTTGTCGTTAACTCGCCCGGCGTTATTGACGAGGACTATCGTGGTGAGTTAAAGGTGATCCTCGGGCGGCTCCCGTATACGCCGCAATGGCCCCATCCTGACCAGTTCATGGTTGAGAAGGGGATGCGGGTCGCCCAGCTTATGGTCCTGCCGCTCCCGCAGCTTGAGGTTGTGGAAGTTGAGGACCTTTCAACCACTGTCCGGGGCGAAGGTGGCCTCGGCTCAACGGGAGTCTGACATGATCATCACTCAGATTGGCGCGACTGCGGGCCTGATCGGCTTCGCGCTTGCGATCTTCGCTTCTTTCTATCTGGATACGTCCGGCAGCTTTGGCGACCCGGTGCGTGAATCCAAGATGAACATCGTTGACCGCACGGTTATCGGTGGCTTTGGCATGTTCTTCGTGGGCATCCTCGTCGGCCTCATTGGTCTGATCTGGGGCATCTAAACGTGTCCTCCCGCGAGACCTACCCTAAGACGGTCCTGCTTATCCCCGACACCCATGCGATGCCGGGCGACAAGCTGGACCGCTTTGCCAAGCT